ACCTCTACGCACACTGTTACTGATCCAAACACGGGTGCTTCNACTACATACACCCTTACATACAACACAATTCAACTTGCAAATTGCTCTGGAGGCAAGTTCCCAGAACCCTGTTGGCATAATTTTGTGGTAGATGGTGTGTTGGATACCTATAACTCTTGGAATAGTAGTGGAAATGGCAGTGATGACTGGGCAAGTAACCTTTGTAGCAATGCTCCATTCAGTAATTACTTCTTTAACTGTGCTGCATTAAGGAATGTGATCTATTCAACCATCGCTTTTGACCCAGGTGCCATCGCAGATAACGAGAATAACATCGAACTTGCTGCGATTGGAGGTAGATTGAACTATACAAACTATCTAACAGGTGCAACTATTCTTATGGATAGGGCACTAGATAGATTTGGGAACCCTTATTTCGAAGAATGTGATCTAGGAAGTTACTAATGGCACTAGGATTAAACAAACCAGTAGCAAATCATAATGGATTACCTTGTACAGGACACGGTATTCCAATTCCTGCTACCATTCACTCAACACAACAGTGTAAAACACCTCCTATTAGGTTAGGAATTGTGATGAAAAACAAAACTTGCCTGTGGCCACCAACTCCTTTGGTACCTTTGACTGCTCTGAACCCTGCTAGAGCAATGGTTCTTGTCAATGGACTGCCTATTATGATTATGGGTGACACTTTTACACCTCATATGTCACCGACAACGAATATTATTAACTATTTGTGTCCTTGTGGTAAAGCGACTTGTATTATTCCGACTCCAACAGTCTGTTCACTTCTGACTGCAGAGGATATTGCGGGTGGTCATCCTAGAACTCTTGATACTGGGTTCTATCAGTCTGTAAGAGCGTTTAAGATACCCATCGGTAGATTGGGTGATAACTTAGGTAAAGGCAGTCTGCCGCCCGTCAGCATAGGGTATCCGTGTATGTCTAAGATCGCTTATGGATCACCCAATGTCCTAGCAGGATAATTGTGCTATAATTCTAGAGTAGTTTCAAAACACGTATGGCACGTTCAAAAACAGGTCTCTCTGGAGGCGTTTTTATTGAGTCAAATCCTAAAAAGACTCGTCAAGGAAATGGAAGGCACACAAAATACACAGCAACCTCTCGGAATGCTAAGACCAAGAGGTATAGGGGTCAGGGTAAGTGAGACCCGAAACCCGAGAATCGATGGAAATGTTGTTCGCTGCGAAATGGAACTTACCTAAAGCAGCGAAGAACTGTAATCTAACCGACAAGGAGATGAAGATTACATTCAATGAATATTGTGCTTTTCATCCTCCTACCTGGGAAATTGGTAGCGCCAAACAAATTGGGGTGCTCCACATTTCAAAGGATACTAAATAAAATGACCAGTGATAGGAACCACTATAAAAGTTCTTCACTTAAAAACGGAGAACAAAATGGTTAAGGTAGATCAAGCAGATTGGTTCATCCGATCGGGCAGATGTTTAGTAACTGATCCTAGAGCTGATAAATACTTAAAACAAGTATCAGATCGTGGCGTACAGGTTCAAAGCAGACAGGAATCTAAGCAGACAGTTTAGAGATTTTGGTATTGGGATGAAATCAAATCCCAATACTGAGGATTTTTCTGTGGTTAAGAACGAAAACGCAATCAAACAATCAATGAAGAACCTGTTGTTGACTCAGTTCGGTGAAAGACCGTTCCAACCCAACACAGGTTCTCGTGTTAGATCAATGTTGTTTGAGAACTTCGATATTTTTATGATTGAAGGTCTAAATGACGAAATTAGGAATACCCTAAAGCGTTTAGAACCAAGAGTGATAGTTAATGATGTTCGTTGTAACGTTGATAACGACAATGAACTACAAGTTGAGATTGATTACACAATCATCGGTGAACAACTAGTTCAAACTATTGACTTCCTCTTAGAGAAGGCGTAAAAATGGCAGCAATTCCCTCAAATTTAACCTCATTAGATTTTACAGAAATTAGAGAATCTATCAGATCGTATCTGCGAACGAGAGACGAGTTCACGGATTATGATTTCGATGGTAGTGCTGCGTCATATCTGTTGGACGTATTATCATATAACACATACTATGCTGCCTTCAACGCTAATATGGCGATGAATGAGGCGTTCCTTGAGAGTGCAACTGTTAGAGACAACGTTGTCAAGGTCGCAAAGCAACTAAACTATACCCCAAGATCAGTCAAAGCAAGTAAAGCGTGTGTTAGATTCAGTGTTCAAACCGCAGCACTTGGTGATGGCACCTCATATCCGACGCAAGTCACGCTCCAAGCAGGAGATGTTTTTGTATCTACTACTAATGGTGATCCATTCACGTTCACTCTCCCTAACGAGATCAGAGCAACTGTTAATCAATCTGATGGTGTTGCGACGTTTGATAAGGTTATCATCTATCAAGGAAACACTCTTGAGTTCTCTTACACAGTTGATGACGTTAACAAGAGAGAATACCTAGTTCCTGCAGAGAGTGTTGATACTTCTTTGCTGTTTGTGTCAATTTCTCCTAATGCACAGTCAACAGAAATTGATACTTACAACCTTGTACAGAATATTGTTGATGTAGACGGTACAACTCGTGGTTACTTCCTAGAAGAGACTGATGATCTACGTTATAACGTTATCTTTGGTGATGGCGTTATTTGTCGTAGGTTGATTTCTGGTGAAGTCATCCGTATGAAGTATGTTCGTACTGATGGTCCTGATGCAAACGGATGTAAGCGATTTAACTTCATTGGTAGAGTTCAGGACAGTGAAGGGCGTTTTATCAATAATGCAGGCATCTCTCTAGTGACCATAGACGGGTCTCAAGACGGTGAAGCGTTAGAGAATACCCTATCCATCAAATACAACGCTCCTAGGGCGTTTAACAGTCAGAACAGGGCGGTTACTGAGTCTGATTACGAATACATCACTAAAAAAGTGTATCCTCCTGCAAGATCAGTGACTGCATATGGTGGAGAGCGTCTTAATCCTCCTGTGTATGGAAAGGTGTACGTTGCTATCCGTACTAAGTCTGGTGCAGCACTAAACACCACCACTAAGAAGCGTATCAAGAATGATTTGCAGAAATATGCAATTGCTGCTATTGAACCAGTAATTATTGATCCTATTGCACTTTATATCAGACCTAAGACTTGGGCGTTCTTTGATGGCACTAAAACTGCACTATCAAACAACGAAGTTGCAACAACTATCCTTTCATCTGTAGATCAATATAATCAACAGAGTTCTGCATCCAGATTCAATGGTCGTATTGACATCTCTGCTTATCAGAGAATGATTGATGATTCAGATCCTGCTATTAGCGGTAACATCACTCATATGACACTTGGTATGAACATTGATGGATTTGAATTTGGTCAAACCTTCTCCAAGTGTGTTGACTTTGAAAATGAGATTGAGAATCCTAATGACCTCTCTGGAGGAGATAAAGGTGATGATGGTACTGGCGGTGGTGGTGGAGGTTGTTTACCCAAGTATTCCAGTGTAAAAACTGGCACATTCTATGCTACTGGATATACAGAGAACCTTCTTGCCATTCAAGGTACAGATTCTAACTCAATTTCAGCAACATCGTTCATTGATAATGATACTTCGGCACTTTTACCTGTAAATATCCGTGATGATGGTTATGGCAACCTCATTATGATTACAAAACAGGATGAGAAAGAAGTTACACTCAAATCTTCGGTGGGAACTGTAGATTACAAGAATGGAATTGTTTGTGTTGGTCCTGTAGATGTACATTCTACTCCTGACGGAACAAATCGTATTCCAGTCACGGTGATTCCAAAATCACCAAATATCAACATTGGTTCTGGTGTTGACCCATCAATCTTTAACCCGATTGTCACAACAGTTGATTACACAATTGATGGCAGTAATATTGGAGCATTTGATCCATATGACTTTACTGCGATTAACTTTGACGGAACTCCACTAAATATCATTGATTATCCAACAACAGTATTTGAACTTCCTGAGTTTAACTCCTGTTTCTAAGACCGTAATACGAAAAAATGGTTGCACACAACACAGCAATTAAGGTCTCTCAAAGACTGAGCAGTCAGATTCCTGCGTTTATCAAGGAGGATCACGATCAGTTCGTCAACTTGTTGACAGAATACTACAAGTCACAGGAGAAATCGGGTCGTCCTTACGACATTTTAAACAATATACTTTCATATGTTGACATTGGGTCGGGTGAATTCGATCCAAATTTCTTGTCATCTGAATCTGCTGTACTAGAAGCAGTTAATGCTACACAGAATAAAATTATTGCTGAGAATGTAAATTACTTCTTAGAGAAAGATGGTACTATAAAAATTGATAATGAAGTTCTATATTACGAGTCTGTAACACATTCTCCTGACATTGTTTTCACTCCAGGGGTCAATAAACAGGAATTTGACAGAAAAATCCAAGAATTTGAACCTATCAACACTCAGTTTGATAGTACAAAGATAGAATTTAATTTAAGGCAGTTAGGTAAACCAGTTTCACCTCAGTCTTCAAATCACCTTTTGGTGATCGTAAATAACGATTTTATGTTCCCTGACAGGGATTACTTCGTTGAAGGCGACAAGATACGCTTTGTAAACCCTCCAGCACCGACTACAGGGGTGTTGACAGGTGCAGTCAATACCATTCGTTACCTGATTGGTTACACAAGCGTTCCAGTCCGTTCTCTGGACACCATTACAGTTGCTGCTGATGCTACTGAGTTTGCACTAAAACTCAATACTCAATCATACAGTCCTCTTTCTACTGTGGCAGCGATCGTTGTTGTCAATAGATCAGAGAAGAGACCATTCGAAGAATTTACAATTTTTGAAGATAAAATCATCTTCAAGCAACCTGTCTCACAAAATGCTACAATTGACGTAAGATCTGTTGAACTGATTGCTCCTGAATTTGGTTCAGGTGCGTCAGCAGTCTCCCAAATCGTAGATGCATCAGTTAATGACATCCTTGTTAGAAATGGTGGTACTGGTTACAGAGTAAGTTTTGCTCCCAAGATCACTATTCAGTCAAATAAAGGTCCTGGTTCTGGTGCTACTGCAGAAGCACTTGTAAATGGTATCAAGAACACTCAACTTCTATTTGCTGGTCAAGGTTATTCATCTAACAATCCTCCTGTGGTAGTTGTGGATGCACCTGCTGATCCAGAAGGCAGCAGAGCAACCATTACAGCAATTGTATCTGATGAAATCGAAGGTGTTTCGGAACTGCGTGTTACTTCTTCAGGAAGTGGATATGACCGCATTCCTTCAATTAAGTTTGTTAATCCTGGTGGTGCTACTTGCACCAATCCTACAGTCGAAAACGGATCAATCGTCGTCGGATCAATCACAGTTGTAGACAGGGGTTCAGGATATACAACTGCACCTTTGGTGTATATGGATCCTCCTACTGGTGATAATGCTATCAATGCAACTGCTCAGGCAGTTCTTGATGCTGACGGTAGAGTAGACAGAATTGATATTATTTCCTCAGGTCAAGGATATGAAGGTAACATCAGGGCAAAGATTATTGACCCTGTTGGTGCACAGATCCTTGATGTATCTTGTACTGGTGGTAGAGTTACTAATATTGAACTATTGACAGGTGGTAAGGGTTATACCGATGCTCCATCTGTGTATATCGTTGATAATAGAAAGGATTCTAACAATCAACCTATTGGTGGTACTGGTGCAACAGCAGTTGCTACCATCTTCAACGGTGAAATCACTGACATCAATATCACTGACTTTGGTACTGGATACTCTGATACAGAACCTCCTAAGGTCTTTATCGCTGCTCCTCCTGCTCCAGAAGCGTCTTGTGACGTTGGTTTTGGAGAGATTACAGGTTTTACTATCCATAGTTCTGGAGTAGGATACGAACCTTCAGCATTCATCAACGTAAAACGCGGAGTATCCGCCGTTACTTCCTTTGACCAAGCAGGTCATCAGATATACAGCAAAGAATCTAATCTACAACAGTCTTCTCACGCTATTGGAAGTACGATTAGTAATCTAGATAATCTTTTTGCTAAGGAATTATACAGAAGATTCGTAAATCAATATCTTCCAAATGCGGAAATTGACTACAATAAAGTTAATGCTCCGCAGATTATTAAGACTATTGGTGATTTTTACGCATCGAAAGGTACGAAAATCTCCACACAGTACCTCTTTAAGATACTTTACTCTGAAAATGTCGATGTTTCTTATCCTAAAGATGAGATTATCAAACCATCTGCTGCAACTTGGAACGTAGATACTGTTCTTAGAGCAGAACTTTTGGAAGGTAACATTGATAATCTACTCGATTCACAGTTGATTCAGTATGTTGATCCTGTTGATACTGGTGTAAAAGGTGCATCTGCACTGATTGAGAACGTTATTGCCATCGATACTGGTGTTGGTACTGTATATGAACTTGCAATTTCTGAGGAAACACTGCAGGGTTCTTTCACTATCCCATACAGAACACTCCTTGTTGAGGAACTTTCTACTACTGAGTCCATTATTACAGTTGACTCTACTATCGGTTGGCCAGAAAGAAACGGTACAATCCGTATCAATGACGAGGAAGTTGTACAGTATAAAGAGAAAACACTAAACCAGTTCATCGAATGTACTCGTTCTAAGAACGATGTGGTTGAAGATTGGGATGCTGGTACTATTGTTTACTCTGACATCTTCGTTTATGTAAACCGTGGCACTGAAACTGAGTGTAAACTACGTGTTCTTGGTATTGCTGATGCAGAATCCACTGTATTGTCTGACAATGGTTCATACTATCTTCCTGGTGACAAACTAAACGTTGCATCACTTGGTTCGACTTCTAATGACCAAAGAATCACTTCTTGGTTGTATAACGTTAAAAAACTAATCAATATTTCTCAAATTGTCCCTGGTGGTCTTAATAACCAGACTGCGACGGTTACTTGCTCCAATAACCACGGTCTACTGGTTGGTGACACTGTTACCATCTATGGTGCAAACCCAACTGTGTTCAACGGTACCTTCTTGGTAACATCCCGTATCAGTAACACACTGTTTGAATATAACATTCCTGCACCTGCTCCTAACTCTCCACAGGGTAATATCCTTCTTTCTGTTGACCTCAACAAAGGTAAGTCAACTGAAGAGGGTATTAGCGTTGCTATCAGAGACTTTACTACCAACGTACAGAATACATTCTTTAACGACAACTATTCATACATTGCATCTTCTGGTATTCCAAACTATCAGGTTGGTCCTTTCTTGGGATCTGCGCTACTTCCTGGAAACCAACGTAAGTTGATCCGTATCCCTAGAGTTATCAATACAATCTCTAGACGTACAGACACATCCTTCGGTCCTATTGGTGCTTGGGTAAACGGTGTATCTACTTGGTCTTATAAGTCACAGACTAAGATTAAGTTTGGTGGATTGACTGGTATAACTATTGATAACCCTGGTGTTGGATATGATGCTGCTAATCCTCCTGTTATTGAAATCAATGGTGGTGGCGGTAGTGGTGCCAGCGCAAGTGTTGTTGTTAACGGTGCATTAAGTGAAATCTCAGTTACTAGCGGGGGTACTGGTTACACTTCTAGTCCTCTTGTTTCTATCGTGGGTGGTGGTGGATTCGGTGCTACTGCTACCGCTGTTATTACCAATGGTGTAGTATCCAAGATCCTTGTTGAGACCCCAGGTCAAGGGTATATTTCACAACCTGATGTTTCCATCTCTGGTGGAGGTGGTACTGGATGTGCTGCTACCGCGCAGGTACGTGGACCTATTCAATCTGTAAGTATTAATAATGCAGGTTCGACTTATACTGGTTCTCCTACTATTAAGTTGAACTCTGGTGAAGGTGCTGTTGCTCAAGCAATCATCATTAACGGTAGAATCGTTTCTATCGCTATCATTGCTGCAGGTAGAGGATACACAACTGCTCCTGAGATTGTAATCAATGGAGACGGTTATGGTGCCATTGCAAGAGCAACTATCGGTACCGTTGGTGAAGATAGAGGTAAAGTTATTGGTGTTACTGTTGTAAACAGAGGTATTGGTTACACTACTGGTAATACTACTATCCGCTTGGAAGCGGTTGGTGAACTAGCATCATTTACTGCAACTGTATTTGAGTGGACTAGAAACCTTCAGGATGAACTTGGAGCAAACTTTGATACAGCACGTGGTTATGTGTTTGCAGGATATAATACACAATACGGTGGTGAATATGCACACCTTTCAGATCCTAAGCAACTAAGATACGTTCTTGGTGATAACGTATTCAAGAATCAGTCAACACAGCAACTACAAGAACTTTCGACTGGATACCAACACTCTCCTATTTTGGGTTGGGCTTTCGATGGTAACCCTATCTACGGACCTTATGGTTACATTGATGCCACTGACCAGTCATCTGGTGTTAGAAGAATTCGTTCATCTTATAGAATCAAACCTGTACTTCTGTATGATGTTGATACTAACCCTAACCCAATTCGCGCAGATGGTCCTCTTCTTAGCAATTATATTGCAGGATCATTCATTGATGACTATGAATATGTCTTCCAAGAGGGTGATCTAGACCAGTATAACGGTCGTTTCTGTAAGACTCCTCAGTTCCCTGAAGGTGTTTACGCTTATTTTGTATCAATTGACGCAACTGATGCTGGTAACCCTGTATTCCCATACATTTGTGGACCTCAGTTGTATTCATCACCTGATGAGTGGAACTTCTCTCAAGATGCTGTACAGACCAACATCCCTGCTGATGTGGTTAGATTCCGTGATCCTTACGAGGATGTGGATATTGATATTGATCGTACACCTAACCAAGCAACTGATACTCTTGTTACTGAACTTGGTGAGGATCTTATCTTCGAAATTGAAGATACTAATAGAGATGGTCTCATCAATAACCTTGAAGACACCACACCTATTCAGATCACTGAAGAACCCGTACTACAATTATTTGATTACTACCCTAAAGTTTCTACAAGATCAGTTGTTGATATTGATATTGAGACTACGACCAAGTTCGAAGACGCTAAAGTTGACGGATTTGTGGTTGAGAACCCAGGTATATCATATAAAGTCAATGATAAACTATACTTTGATAACGAGGGAACTGATGGTTTCGGAGCCTCCGCAAAAGTTGAAGCGGTTAAAGGTTTAGATATTGCAGGTTACACATCATATATCACAAATGATAGACCATATGGACGTATCACTACTGCAACTGAGCACGAACTGCGTGTAGATGATCAGATCATTGTTAACAGCACACCTATTCTTGATGACACTAATAAGACTTTCCGAGTGAAAGTGATCGATGGTGTTGAAAGAGTTACTGTTGATCAGGAAGGTCTTGGATATTCTGATGACATTCCTCCAACATATGAGATCATTACTGACTCAGGTCAAGATTTCAATATTGACATCAATAGAGATGAAGGTGGTGCTGTAAGAACTGTTAATATTATTAACTCTGGTTCAGGATACTCTGAAACTAATCCACCACAGATTCGTGTTTCTCATCCTCAGAGATTCAAGAAAGCAACTTATTTCTTAGCATTCCTTAAAGAAGCAGGATCTACTCTTACTATTAATGACATCAAAGTTGCTGATGATCGTACTTTCTATGTCTGTGGTAAGACAACAGTTGCAGGTGGAGATACAGCAGGTGTTCTTGCTAAGTTTAATAGCGATGGTAGATTGCTTTGGAAGCGTACTCTAATTCCTACCGTTCCTGCAACTGATGATAAGTCATTGGAGTGGAAGTCACTTTATATTGAGAACTCTAATCCTCATAACATCTACTGTGTTGGTGAGACTGTTCCAAATATTAGTAACCTAACTCACAACCCTGACATTGTTGTTGCTAAGTATCGGTCAGGTTTTGACAATGCTAACAACCCTGATGGTCTTATTCAGTGGCAGCGTGACATTGCAGGTATCTCTGGATCTACCAGAAGAGACTATGCTTCTAGCATCAGACTTGACCAAGACAGTCGTGTGATGATTGCTGGTTATACTGACTCAAACTCCACTGCACCTGACGATATGTGGGTTGCATTGATGGATATTGATGGATCTGTTATGGAGAAGCGTAAGATCGCTTCTGCCGCTGGAAGTGAGCATCTTCATCAGATTGAGTGGAGAACTAACGATACATTCCTCTTCTGTGGTATCTCTGACCCTGCAGGTGCTGCTAACATTGTTATTGGTGAGACATACTACGATACTGCTACTATTGAGGTACAGTGGTCTAAGCAAATCGAATCTGGTGCTTACCAGTTTGCTGATCCTACATTTGCTATTGATGAATATGGTTCAGTTTATGTAACTGCAACTGCTATCGATACAAATGCTAAGAACTACGGTGTTCTTTACGCTAAATTTGACAATCAAGACTATACACAAGTAGCAGTTGCTAAGATGTACGTTCCTACTGGAACTTACACTTCTATCAAGAATGCTGGTGTTACTTTTGATGTATTTGGTAATATTGACATCAGTGCAGTTGTTGAAAGAGATTTCAACGCTGTTCAATCAGTTAGTGCCAAGATTTCTTGGAATACAGGTGCTGTTCTCTCTGCTGCTGAAGTAACAGAGACAAGTGGTATTGGTTATCACGCCACTTGTGTTGCAAATGACAACTCTGGTGATACTTTGATTGCTGGTAATAAAGTTGAGGCAGATCAACTTGCTATCTTCAACTGGAACACTGCAGACAACATCTTTGATGAAACATACAATGACACTCTAAAAACTGGTACAAACAAGCAGTGGGCTGCCACAGGCAACGCTGTTATTGATAATACTAAGTTCTACAATGGTGCATCTTCACTGAAACTTGATGCTCCTAACTCAATGCTCCTTCAGTATGGTACAAGTGCTGATATTAGTGTTGAGTGGACAATGGAAGGTTGGTTTGCTCTTGGTAATACTCAATATGCTGCACAGGCATCTAAACCAGAATTCTTCGGTATTGTCTCTCAGTTAACTCAAGAAGTTAAAGTTGGTGTTGATGGTACTTCAGGTAGTGCTAATTTCGGTAAGATCTTCCTTGATCTTAATGGATCTACCTCATATTCTACTGGTACAACATTCTGGACTTCATTTAACTCTGAGGCGTGGGTTCACGTTGCTGTTTCTAAGCAACGCCCTGGAGTTGGTTCTTACATCTATCGTATCTACATTAATGGTGTAGAAGCACATTCAGTTAACAGTTCTACTGTTGACGTTAATATGATGCAGGCAACACTTGGTCCTATCTCAACTCCGAGTTCTACTAACAACTGGATTGGTTGGATTGACAACTTTGTTGTTACACCTTCTGCTAAGTACACAGATGCATTCACTGCTGGTCTTGTTACTGGAACAAACTCAGTTTCTAAAGCATTCGTTTATAAGATTGACAAAGATAAGACAAAACTTGGTTCATTCTCTCTGGATGATGTAGAGACAGGACATACCCTAAACGTCGCCGCCAGCAGCAGTTATACGTTTAATACCCAGTCGGTTGCTGTTAACCCTTGGATTATGGGTCCTGCTGGTATTCAGATCCTTGATTACTCAGATGTTGTATCAACCCACGTCCCTGGAGTTTATACAGTTACATCTACTGACCAGTCATACGCAACTAGAACTGCAACTATTCCTACACAGGGTGGTAAGAAATTGCTTCTTACTACTAAGGTTATTCCTAAGTTCTATATTAGAGATGCAAAATACGCTACTATTGACCTTGTTAAGACAATTGCATTCAATCAGAATGCTACCTTTACTAAAGGGTCAATTCTTCAACAGTATTCTGTGATTGGTGGTAACGATGTTGTATCTGCATACGGTACTGTCGTTGAGGTTGGAACAAGTTCTTGTAAGATCGGTAAGATTATTGGTTCGTTTGATACCTCTAAACTTCT